CCTTGATATATTTTTTTACTAAGAATACTTCGACAGTATTACATGGAAAGGCCAGAACAGTTAAACCACGGCCACATGACTGGTTAACAGTCGACATTTCGATATGAACAGCCATACCCTACTCTTCACTCACACAGATTAACACGACGCAATCCACTGACCGCTACCAGTTCTAGTCAAATTTGAGGCGCTGCGAACTTCCTGCAGGTGGTGTTCCCGCAGTCCATTTCCCCTCACCCAACCTTTCCAATGCTCGTTACAGCTCGTGTTCTGCTAGCTACTACTTTCAGTTTCTGGCAATAATGGGCAACCTGAACTTATCACGGCAATTAACCCCACTCTTTATAAGCATTTTCCACAAATATACACATTTGACTAATAATTGCTCTAGCGTGCAAGGTGCAAGTACCCAAATACAAGTGGAAACAGCTGCAATTCTTTGGTGCCACCCTGAATTAAGGTGATCTTTAGCAGACCAAATAAGGTGAGTTGTTTCTTGCTACAAACAGCTACTGGCGGCTAAGCCGTTCTCACTGTGACTCAATACAACAACACCTATCAACGACCAGTTATATACATTGCCTGTGGACCTAATGTATCACGGTCACATAACAATTGCAATAAAACATGGTCAGTTTCCTGTCCTAACTGCATAGACTGTAACGCAATTTCGAACTCATTTTGACAAGCATGAGTCCAACCATAATGGTGATCGAGTGTGGTCCAGGTATCAGGGGTTTCCTTAACTGGGTCATACTGCATCTTCCATTCCTCAGTTGGAACTTTGTGTGGGACTATACCATCGGTTAGATCCAATAACCTCTGTAAATAAGCACGCAATGGTGGAACATGACTACACGCATTCCACAATCCCAATGCGGTGCCCCGCACAATACTTGCAGGTTCAACTCCATGCGGTGGGTTAATGTAATACCCCAACTTAGCAATAACTTTACCCGGTTTTGGTGCAAACACCAGCCCCTTATCTGTTCGGTATAACAGATTACTGCAAAATTCCGCATCCAAAATATCATCTCGGAGAACAGCCTCACTCGTAAAGCCGAACGCCAACATATGTTGAACCCAATCAATTGCCATAGTTTCTACGTATCTCATCAAATTGTCATCACCCTGAACCAACATTCGCAATGAGTCACGCGCTTGTTGGACAGTTTTCCCTGTGACAATACAATAGATGTATACATGCATAAAACCATTAAGCAATGAATTACCGACTGATGTGTAAGGGTCACCAGATTTTCTCATACCTTGACGCCGGTACTTAATTCCTTTACTGGTGAC